GGAAAATTAGCTCCAGACGCAAAGGAATTAGAGAAGATAAAAAGAACTCTTGAAAAGGAAATTCTAACAGAAGAGGAGAAAAGAAATTGCCCAAGAGAGAAAAGACTCTTGATAGATGAATGGAGTGTGACTATGTGGAATGTCTCCAACATGATGCAAGGAGTCTTGCACTTTTATTCAAGTATGCTACATACGGGACATTCGTTAGTGGCAGCTGAAGCATGTGAGAAAATAGTGAATGGAGCAATCGCTTCTAAAGGATGGTCTTCAATAATGAGATATGCAAAAGAGACATGGAAAATATCTTCTGATGATGCCTCGACTTATCGGACAATTATGGTGAACACCGCGGGATTGAACAAGAAAGAGAATATAACTTTGTCGAAATTCTCAGCCTTCTGGATAACTTTCAGCTCATATTTTGAGAGAATATTGGCAAATTACGTGTGCATATATTTATCAGAGGTGAAGAGCACACCTGCAAATTTCTCTGGAATAGAAGAATTTAATAGTCAATGGGAAATAAGAAACACAGACTTGAGCGCTATAATAAAGTTCATTTATGCGTCTCTAAAGCCAAGTGTGACGAGCAGCATGGAAGATAGACTAAGAATGTGGGGAGAGTTAAGAAAACAAGCCAGAGAAAATGGTGCATCAAGTCATCTAGCAAATTTGATACAATTATCTCAGTTCAGCATACACTACAAAATGTTAGGATCGAGAAGTAGTCCTGTATTCTGTTACTTTAGAGATCTAATAAAAATGCTGCCTATCCCGCCTTTTGGGTTCTTCTGTCTTGAGGATGGCCTTTGCAATGGAATGCTGAGATATGATTACGCATTCTATGCATGGCTGAAACATTCAGAAGCAGCTAGGACGGCATTAAAGTGGCTATTCATGAATAGGAAGGCAAACGGTGGATTAGAGATGAACGATGAAGGGAAACCGAGCCTTAAGATTTCCTTACAAATAGGAGGAAAAGGAAGATACAGGAGATTTTTGGCAAAATTAGGAATTCCTCATAACTACATGATGATAATCGAGAAGAAACCTTGGTTGCTCTTATCTGGATCAGAGACTGCGTTGGATTCACTATTTTTCATCTGGGATAAGGCTAAGAACCCAAGTTCAGCAGAGGCATTCTCTTTCCAGTCAGGATCAAAGATGCATGCTGCCTCTGTTTATGTGCTAAGTAGCGCAAGTGTGAGCATTAGAGAGAAAATAGAAGAAAAATGGAGCAAAGACTATTGCAGTTTGATAGGGATAATGCTATCAAGTGCAAAAGACATAGGTTTGGTGACCTTTTTGAATAATGATGGAGAGAAAGGCAGATACAAGATGATAGAAACAGGAGGAACACAGACTAAACCAAAAGCAAGTTTCAGAGACGTAGAAGACATTATGTTCCACATGTTTCCAAGTGTAGGGCATTACGATGAGTTGAACAAAGCTCTAAAAGAGATCAGGGAAAGCAAAAATCTAACAAAGACTATAAACATGAGTAAGAGAACTGTGGTTTTTGAGGTTCCTAGCAGCATAAAAATGGTAAAATGTTCATTAGCTGATGTTCTAGGTGCATACTGGTTCCCAAAACAGATAGGAAGGAAAGGAAACAATGGGTCAGAATTAAACACAGCTTGGATATATTATTCATCTAAACTGAAGTGGCTGAGAAAAACAATGGAGTGGACATTAAGCAACTTTGAAGGAACAGTAGATATAAATAACAAGTTCACTCCTGACGTGACAAAACCGAAAAAAGAAGAAGAGAAACCAATTTTCTCAGGGATAAAAGTGATGATGGATTTCATAAAATCAATTGACAAGAAGCCAGGGAAGGTCAAAATGATAGTGAATGCAAGACAAAGTGATCCAACTTTATCAATGTTTGTGAGAATAGTTAAAACAGGATACATGGATGGCCACATCTTGAGAACAGGAAGAATCAACTCAACAGGGAAAGGGGCCTATGATTCGCAGACGCTGATGATAAGCAGACTAATGACGAGCGGAGAAGCAGTGTTCGAAGATGACGAGTCAATAAAAAGAGTGATCATGAGCATACCAAAAGAAGATGTTTTAGATTACTCAAAGAAAATGATAAGTGGAAAATCTCATGAAGGAACATTACTAATGATGAGAGCTGCTTTGGAATACATAAATACTAACAGCGAAGAAAGCTTTGTGACTTTGAAAACTATGATTTCGAAGGTGTCAAAGGGAAGTATGATATTCTACGAAAAGGCACAAAGGAAGACTGCCAAGGGATGGAGAGGAATAGGAATAGTGAGAGTAAATATCGGAAACACAAAAGTGAGGCTGATAATGTCTGACAGCAATCTCATGAAAATAGAGACAAATTCAGAAAAGAAACTGAGAAAAGTTGAAGGAATACTAAAGACTTACATTGTAAGATTGAAATTGAAAGGATGCTCTAGAGAAGGAGACGTGAACAAATACTCTAGCTTCATGGGGAAAGATTGGAAAATATATGATAGGCCTGGATCTCCTAATCAAAGATGTGGAATACAAGTCATCGCAGAGAATGAATTCATAGAAGCAGGAGATTCAGGAGAGTTTAGTATAAAATGTGCTTGGGGTAGATATGTTAGTTTAATACAATCATTTACAGTAGCTAAACCAGAAAGAGAAATGAAGAGTCAAGAGGAATCAGACAGTCTGAACAAGAGAATAATGGACAAAATAGAAGAATTAAAAGAAAGAGAGAAAATGCAAGCAAAGAAGAAAATCGAAGAGAGGGAAAGGAGACTAAGAT